GTTATGATTTGGAAAAAGATGGTATTTGTCACAATAAAGGAGAGAGGAAACTAAAGATTGTCACTACTGCGACAGGCGTGGTTCTCACCGAGATGCCGAATGTGCCATATAGACCTAAAATGCTTCCTGTGCCAGATGACTGGCTTTATTGCTCTGTACCTAGTGATGGCTTTTGTGCAGTTAGAGCGGCCAGTTTTATCATGTATGGCAATGATTTGAAGATGGAACATGCACAATTTTATCTTACCAAAGGCCAAAACCCTCAATTTACTTATCCACGAATGATGAAAATTACTCCAGACATGCTTGTTAACAAATTAGGTTCAATAAAAAATCTTCTTATTGTGGATACTACCAGCCAAAATCTCGACTTTGCAAAAGTTAAGCCAGGTGTAGTGTGTATTCTGCTGCTTAATGCTGACCACTGTGATTTGGTGATCAGGAGGCAAGCGTATCACATACCTCCAGATCCAACCCCTGATTTTTTCAAACTTAAGTACACTGAGATTGATTGGAATAAAATATATCCAAAGTGGGCAGATATGGTTCAGGAATTTATCGGGATAATAAAGCCCCCCACTGGTAAAGAAAAGTATGCAGGGCTGCACGACAAAGTTATGGCTGATCTACAACAACTCAAGCATCGTATACCGAAGCCTATGAAGCTGCACATTGTTAATGGTGGCCCTGGTTGTGGAAAGACTGAATCAGTGCTTAGGTGGTGGTACCGCAGGTACAAAGGGGCTAAAGTTAAACCAAGGTTGTTAGTTATCGCTCCTTCAGGAAAGAGATGTCGCGAAATGCATGATGAACAAGCCACTGCGTGGGGTGTAGTAGGAGTTGATAATTTGCATGATGAAGCTAACATGTTTATTAAAACTTACGTTTCAGCGTTCGCTTCAAAATCAAAAGAAAAATACAATGCCCCCGATGATTCGGTTCAATTTATCCTTGTAGACGAAGGTTTTACTCATCCCATGCATTATTATGCCTGTTTATCCCAGGTGTTCACTAAAGCAGTCTTCATTTCCGCCTCTGACGTCAATCAAATGTGTTTAGACCCGGCCAATTATGCAGGAGTAGAAAATGCCACTTTTAAATTGTACGTTCCTGACCTTATAAAGCAAAACGCAATGGCTAAAGGCAGTGTCACAACATTGAACGCCACGTATCGATTTGGAGCAGCCTTGACCAAAATTGCTAACAGAGTTGAGCCCAGAGCGCAACTAATTTCGGCCAAACCCTTAGCTCCTTTGTCCATTCGCAGACTCGATCCAAGCATGGTCCAGAAGGTCGCTCAAATGGGAATTACTGTCATGGTTCCTTCAGACATGATCTCAACCTCCGTCACTTCAGTGACATCCACTATTCGGGTGAACCAAGGAGGCTCTATGGAAACTGCAGCTATTTACTTGCCTGATAAAACGGCACTGAGCAACTTTCAAGACTTTTTACCTAACCTGTTCGTTGGGTTAACTCGTGCTAGGCACAACATATTGTTTTTATGCTCAAAAGCTGATTATTCGAAGATCTTAACAACTATAGGGGTTGATACAGGTACCACAAGACATATAGGCGGCCAAAGTTATTTGTTACATACTCGCATGCCACGCAACACTCGACATTTGCCAGAATTTGATGCTCAAATTTATGCTCCTGATTACACTGTTCACAAACCAACAAATTATACTCAGCAAAGGCTAAAGAAAGTCCATATTCCTAAGGTTCCAGTGGATTTAGTAACATTAATGGACGTCACTCCTCAGTTGCCTGAACCGAATTCAAATTTTAGTGGTATAAGACCTATATTAAGGGCGAAAATAGATGTTAATGTCGATAACATCATTGGTACACAGAAAGTTATTCATGCGCTCAGTGAAACTGCACAAGGTTTACGCGACTCAGTTAGCTCACCCTTACAAGATATTGCAACCGTGGCCGAGCGTCTTGTTGTTAATGAACAGGTTGAGAAGAAAGTTATGTCTTACCGAGGCTCAGTTGACAAGTTGGTTCGGAATTTTATGGAGGCCTACATAGACATGGACAAATATAATGCTCTTTGGGACAAACGTGCCGTTGAAGAATTTGGAGCTGAAGCCTGGAATGAATTCAAAAGAGTCTTAAATATGAATGAAAATGATGAAATGTTGACAATGAGGGGTTTTCTAAGATTCCTACATGAGCATTTAAAAACTCAAATCAAAATGAAGGGTCTTGATGCAGTGATGAAAGGAAAGATTGGTGATGAAGGCGAAGCTAAAACAGGTCAACCCGTCGTTGCTTCGCCAAAAGTGATTAACTTAATCTTCTCCCCTGTGTTCCGGTTTGCCATGAAGACGTTATTAGCTTCGTTAAAACCACATATTATATGGGCTTCAGGTCTCTCTGAACATCAAATGTGGGTTATGTGGAACGCATATTGTGACTGGGACATTGAAATTCTAATGAAAGATTACACACAAATGGACGCCAGCCACAACACTTTTTCAAATAAAATTCTCGAAGCAGTGTGGAGCATCTTTTATCCCGGAGCTAGTGAAATCAAAGCGTTTTTTGATCATTCTACTTTTATCACTGTTTTGGCGCAAACTTTCAAATATTTCTTACAATCGCAACTTGGCTCAGGGAGACCTGACACATTCGCAAGCAACACTTTAAAACAACTAATTGACATGTGTATTGCCGGTATGGCCGGACCTTACGGCACTAGCTGGTGGAAATATTTGAAAGTGGTGATGTTGGGTGGTGATGATTCATCAACTCAAACATCTTTCACAAATGTTTTTAATTGGAATGAACTTGACAAGATACTCTACGCGCCAATTAAAGCCAAGACTGCAAAGGGAGTTATGGAATTTTTCAACTGGATTTTCACTCCAAGAGGTTATTATTATAATCCGATCATTCTGGCTTGGAAAATAACTGGAAAAAATATGGACTTTGTTCTCGCTCGACAGGATTTCTTTGATGAGTATATCACTTCTCTTAAAAATATTATGTATTGTTATTGGTATAATGAGGTTGTAGCTTACAAGGATATTGCTATGTATTATAATTGTGACGCTGATTGGGTTCATAGATTAATATTAGCGCTCACTGGATTTCTTTATATCAAGCCTGAAATGTTAAGAAAGAATTTGATAGAAACACATGTTAAAGATTACCATATTGGTGGGCGTTACTGTGCTTCTACCTTACCTTCGGACATTTACTCTGATTATTTCGATTCACAGACAATATCAACCTTACCAGTTGCTACTAATATGTATAACAATATGAAAACCGACGTTAAAAAGATTGTTGAGAAAGCTAAGCAAGTTAAGTCTTCCCCTGTCGCTGCAGCGGTTCAATTCGATCAATCGCAAGTTGTCACTTCTTGTGTTAATTGGCTTCTCGAGGATTCTCAACGCACACGCAAGTCTTCTCCTTTATTTTCCGCTGAACGAACCGGTGGTGAAGCTCATTGTCCACGGTTCTCCTGTGTTGCAGAATACGATGGTTTAAAGGTCACCATTATGAATTGTCCTGACACAAAGTCAGGGAAGCATGCAAGCGCTTACGTTCTGAAAAACAGGATTATCAACCGGG